ATGTAGGATAACAAATCTTTGAAAGGAGGAAACACATGGCTAAAGTCGAAGTGAAAGTCCAGACAACCAAGATAGAGGCAAGAGTCAAGCTGGTCGAAGAGAGGGCAGAGGGCGAGGTAGTAGACCGCCACCTTATGACTGAGGTTAAGATTGAGTATGAGGGCACACCGGCACAGTTAGACAGGGTGCTTTATGCCTTGAAAGCGGGGCACGATGTAGACGTTACATTCGGCAGCCCTCAGTATTCCTTAGACGAACCTCAAGAGGCAAAAGAGCCGGTAACCGTGGGTAGCTAAGAATAATGACCGTCTTTTCTCTTCACACTCCTTTCTGATTTAGGTGGCGCGGGGGCCTAACCAACCCCCGCTATCCCTTTTATGGGGGTAATTATGAATAAGACAGGAATCGAATGGGTGCGCAACCCTGACGGCAGCCAGGGCTATACGCTCAATAGCAAAACAGGCTGTGAGAATCACACGCCAGAGGGCTTATGCCTGGGGGGGTTATTTCCCTGCTATGCCTTCAGGTTGGCACATGGGAGGTTATGGAAGCGATATGTAGCTAACCACCATTTGGCTCCTCCAGATGGGCAGTTAAGCCCTGAAGTCATAGAAAGAAGTTTCCTAGACCCCTTCTATCCTCGCTGGTGGCCAGAACGACTTGCGCAAATTAGCAAACTGAAGAAGCCCACAGGTATCTTCCTGGATGATATGAGCGACTGGATGGGAGATTACTGGCCGAGGGAATGGACCATGGCCGAGCTCCAAATGATGAGGGAGAATCCTCAACACCGGTTTTATACCCTCACAAAGCAAGCACAACGGCTGCCTGAATTCTCACCCTTCCCTGACAACTGCTTCGTGGGCGTGACGTCTACGAATCAGACTATGTTTTATCACGCCGTATATCATTTGCAAGATATAGAAGCGAAGGTCAAGTTCATATCATTTGAGCCATTATTGCAGGGTTTTAATACTGACCTTCAATGGGAAGTGAGGTTTTTGTATTGGCTAAAAAGGGCTGGCATCAACTGGCTCATCATCGGGGCTTGCACTGGCACTCTACCTGAAATGGTATCCCTCTGTGACAAATATCCTGAACTGGCAATAATGCGATACGGGAATAAATTAACTGCACAGCCTCGTATCGAGGACTTGCGTGAAATTGTCGAGGCTGCGGACAAGGCGGGAGTCAAGGTGTTTCTAAAGGATAATCTTGATACCCTTTTACGAACCACGGATGGGCAAATACCTACTGGCTTATGCGATAACTATGGGCATACTTTAAGACAGGAGATGCCAGAGATAAAATGAATACAGATGGCCTTATCACAATTAAATTTCGCAGGATTGAATAAAGTGGAAATGGCGATTGCCCGGCTAAAAGAATTTGAACCACCTGAAGGATATTATCTTGCGTTTAGTGGTGGGAAGGACAGCATAGTAATCTATGACTTGGCTCTGAAGGCCAGTGTCAAGTTCGATGCTCACTACTCTCAGGGTGGTATTGATCCACCTGAGCTAATTCAGTTTATTCGGCAACATTACCCCGATGTCATCCGTGATCACCCTAAGATGTCAGTCTGGCAAGGTGTAATGATACACGGTATGCCAAGACGACAAGGCAGATGGTGTTGTGAGTTAATCAAGGAGCAACACGGTAGTGGAAGGCGAGTCCTAACTGGTATCAGGTGGCAAGAGAGTTCACGGAGGAAATCGAGGCGAATGGTCGAGGTTTGCCAACAGGATAAAACAAAGTTATTTGTGCATCCCATTATAGACTGGAGTTCCACCGAGGTCTGGGAATATATTAAAAAGGCAGGTCTGGTCTACTGTTGCCTCTATGATGAAGGCTTTAAGAGATTAGGCTGCGTTCTCTGCCCGATGAGTAACCCCAAACAAGCAATTTTGGAAGTTGAAAGGTGGCCAAAGTTAGCTGGAGCATGGAAGCGAGCCTGTTATCGCTATTGGGATAAAGGCACTGAGGCAACAAAACGCTGGGCAACACCTGAAGATATGTGGCAATGGTGGCTATCCCGAAAAGGCGCGTCTAAAGTAGATAAGGCTCAATGTATTATGTTTGATAACTAAGCTGAATTATGACACCAAAGGAAATACAAGCGAATGGCCCGCGGTAGATTCGTAAGCAAGGCAATCAGCCTGGACGAGAAGGTTGAGCGTCACTCAATTCCTGTTGCCCTAGCTCGTGAGGTTATTGAGAGAGATGATTGCACGTGTCAGTACTGTGGCAAACGAGGCGAATTCATCAATCGCTATGGCAAGCCGACAGTGGTAGAGAATCCGAAGGGCATTGACCTTCAATCTAAGGAATTCTATAACGGGCTCGATGTAATTCCCTTTCAAATTGACCATGTTGTACCCATATCCGAGGGTGGGCAAAACACAAAAGAAAATTTAATTTTGAGTTGTCGTCATTGCAATCTAAGCAAAGGAGCGAGACATGGCTAGAGGCCGGATGGTCAACAAGAAAATCTCCAATAGTAAGCGAGTTAATGATATGCCCTTGCAGGCTCAACTTCTGTTCACATGGCTAATTCCTCATCTGGATTGTAACGGATGCTTTTACGGCAGTGCCCAAATGGTCAAAAGTTTAGTGATTCCACGCAAAAATTGGACAAAAAAACAAATCGAAGAATGGTTAAAAATCATGGAAGCCTCTAAAAATTCTGAGGGCATACCACTAATTTATCGTTACACTGTTGGCAATACTGTTGATGCGGAACAATATCTTGTTATGCCTGGTTTTGCCAGTGAGCAAACGGGGCTTAGATATGACAAAGAAAAGCCTGAATTCCCGACTTTTGACGGAAAGAATACGGAAACTATCCAGCAAAATGTCCCCCTAAGTAGAAGAGAACAGAACAGAAGAGAAGTAGAAGAAGAAGTAGAAGGTAGTAGTAGTAGTTTATTCCCCCAAAAAAATGTCAGCGTAAACACCGACATTTTTTCAGGGGTTTATAAAACCTACGAGGACAACATCGGGAAGATAACTGAGCAGCTTAAAGAGGCGCTCAATAAAGCGATTGAGGAATATACCAGCGAGTGGGTCATTGAGGCTATTAAAGAAGCAGCTCTGCGGGAACAGCCGAAGTGGATTTATGTGAAAGGCATACTGAAGAACTGGAAAACTGGCGGGCGGGAAGGTGAACCTGACTTCCACTGATAAGCAATGAAAGAACAGCGAGAAGAAGGAGTGAGAAATGAAACCAACGAAGGAGGAACACAATGAACAAACAGGCTAAGACATGGGAAGAGACTGTGATGGGTGAAGAACAGTTAGATGGGTTAGGCTATCCAATCTTGCCCTTAGGTGATAGAACTGGTTCCAGAAGAGTAGCTCAAGCCCAAGCCAAACTCACATGGGAAGCACTTATAAATAGAATAAAGGAGTGGGGGGATGGCGACTGTCCTCATACCGAAGGAAGAACTGACAGAGACCATTATCCTCTTATCCAATTCACGAGGCAATGCGAGAAGTGTTGGCAAGCCTTTCTAAAGGACTTGGGAGTTAAAGGAGGGTAAAGCGTGAAGGTTCTAGATGATTACTGGTTCAATGACATGCGCGGGGGCACAGTCGGCATCATAGTCGGGGAAGACGAGCTCACCGGGGAACGGAAAGCCTACATCGGAGTAGGAGCGGGGTTTAACCAGGCAATCGACAGAGAGAGCATCCTGGACGGCGGGCAGAAGCTCCCCGTGTCATTCCTGGAGGGGCTGGTCCGGTGGCTCAAGCCTAAGAAATAAAGGGGGTGAAATGATGCCAATAGCTAACTATACCACAGAAGTAGCAGCCCTGAAATCGATTGGCGAGATCCAGGGCATGTTAGTGGCTCATGGTGCTAAGCAGATTTTGATTGCTTATGGTGATAAGGGCGAGCCGGTGGGTCTGGCATTTATCATCGCCACGCCTTACGGGGATACTCCCTTTCGTCTTCCCGCTAACATGGGCAAAGTTGAAGCAGTCCTTCTTCAACAACTGGCATCCTCTAATCGTAGGCGATGGGACACGAAATACCAGGAGCAGCGAAAGGTCAAGATAAAGGAACAAGCAAGTAGGGTGGCCTGGAGAATACTTAAAGATTGGGTCCGGGCTCAAGTGGCAATTCTAGAGGCCGAAATGGTGACTATTGACCAGATATTCTTACCTTATATGGAAACAGGCCAGGGTAAAACACTTTATCAAGCCATGCTAGACCATAATCTTCAATTACCAAGGGGTGATGATGCAAAGAAGGATTGACACCATCCCCGTAACTGAGCGAGACCTGAGAGAGTGGATCCGGGACCTCTGCAAGATATACCACTGGCGTTTCCGATTCACCTGGACATCAATACATTCCCCGAAGGGCACGCTAGACTTATTACTGACGAATAGGGAACAAAAGCGGGTGATTTTTGCAGAACTCAAGAGCGAGAAGGGGAAAATGACCCCGGAGCAGCAGGAAACCTTTGACGACCTGAAAGCCTGTGGGCAGGAGGTTTACCTGTGGCGACCGGGGGACATCGAGGGGATCGCGGAGATACTGAGAGGATAAAGTGAATTTATCACAAGCTGGTAAAAAGGGAGGAACTGCTCAGAAACACATCTGGACGGAAGAGGAAAGAACCATTGTAAGGCGTGATTATAATGGGACTAATGCCAGCGCTGAGAGAATAGCGTCTAAGCTTGGGGTAACATGTTGTGCTGTTAAGGGGCAAGTTGCAAGGATGGGTATTGCCATGCAGAAAAGCCCACCCTGGACAGACAGGGAATTAAGGCAATTGGAAGAGTTGGTTCATAGGTATTCTATTTCGACAATAGCCAGAAAGCTTCATCGGTCACATAATGCGGTTGCGGTCAAAGCTAAACGATTGAAATTAAGCCTACGCAATCGTGATGATTGGTACACAAAGAAGGAAGTTTGTGAAATATGTGGCGTTGACCACAAAAAAGTACAAAGTTGGATAGATTTAAGAGCGTTGAGGGCGTCATATCATAATGGTCGAAGACCATCTAAGTTTGGTATGGCTATGTGGCACATAGAGGTAAAAGATTTTAAAGACTTTCTACTCAATTATTCAGGTGAGCTACTCGGTAGAAATGCAGACATTCAGCAAATTATCTGGATAGTGAGCGATAATGAATAATACGAATGATATAATAGAATCAGATGGACGGTATAAAGCTGATTGATTGCAAGCTAACTCCCTTGCAGGCAGCGCTCATCGCCTGGGGGAAAGAGCATCCCTACGGGCATATCAGGGAGCTCGTGTTCCAGGACGGGATTCCAGTCAAGGCAGAGGTATATTGCGAGGACGGGACCGGCTGTGAGACAATAATGTTTGATAAGTTTGCACGGAGGGCAGGATTGCTGAAATGAGGAGAGATAGATGAGAGACAAGATAGCAAATATAGAATTCATTAATGATGATTTCACTTTTGCCGAAGGTGGTAAATTCAATTTCACAAAGCAGGGGCTCGACAAGTTAAGCCTAGCAATACGCGAGGAGATAGAGAAGGCGGAGATACCTGAAAGCCCAGAGAAAATGCCGACCGATAAATACGACGATGCCATAGCGGATAAAATCATAGCGTTTGAATACGGTGCAAAAATGTACCGCCAGAAGATTCTCACCCTTTTTAAATAATGGAACGAAAGGAGGCTGAGATTACTAACCTAGCATAACTAAACGCTGACCTGGGAAACAGGAGGCGAGCTTTACCCGGGGAAACCTGGGGGGCTCGCTTTTTTTATTACGATGATAAGAAAGCTATTAGAGAGGATCCTGGGGATAACGCGGAGGCCACTTACCAGAAGGGAAACTGAGGTTCTGCGCTACATGTGCCGGGGCTGGCAGAACAAGGAAATCGCCTGCCACATGGGAATCGGGCATCAGACAGTCAAAAATCACGTCACGCACATCTACCAGAAGTTAGGTGTCCGGAACAGAGTCCAGGCTACTTCCTACGCTATGAGAAAGCGGTGGTTCTGATGGCACTCTGGGACGGCCTATCAATACAGAGCAAGAGGAATCTGGCTCGTTATTGTAGAAAGGAGCTCGGCATCTTCTTCAAACCACCCGGGAGCAAGAAGCAGGCTATTGAAGTCCAGGGGAAGCTCGAAAGCCTCGAGGAAATAGACAAGCTCATGCGCCAGAAGCCTCACGGGAGAATGGGGCGTGGCTGAGCTTGACTGCCGAAAGTGTAAACGCTGGAAGGGCTGCCCAGGCAAATGGTATTCGTATACTGAAAATGGGAAAAAAGCGGAAAAAGAATGGTATCACTATGGAGAAATACGCTGGTGCCCGCGACAAATCCTCTGGATTCTAGACCACGCTGACATATTCAGGGCTGGGGATTGGGTAACTAAGCACGAAGAGTCAGGGGAGTCCAAGCAGCTCCATCCCGAGGCTTATTTCGTCAAGGCAGGAATAGCAATAGCTGAGGTCGAAGCGAGGTTGGAGAGTACGCCAAACCAAGGGGAGTTGCTAATCACTCAAGTTGAAGATGGCAGGACTCTAAGCAATCTCAGTCCCGGGGCTTATGAAATCCTGATGTATATTAAGGGGAAGGGTCGGAAGTCGAGGGACTTCAACACCTGGAAGAGAGAAAAAGATTATCGGTATAGCATACGAAACCGTATGCAAAATGCTGAACTTGACAAAAAATTGAATAGGGTTTACCCTTGACAATGTGGGCGTTTTTACGCCCTCAAGTCATTTTAGAGCCACCTTCGGGTGGTTTTTTCATTTAGGGAGGCTGATTGAATGAAGAAAACCAAGTGCTAATTAAGGGAGGCTACACCATGGAGAATCCGATTGTTCAAATCATAAGAGCAATAGCAAGACCGGCAATCAGTGTAATCTTCGCTGCCGTGATTGCTCAAATAGTAATAGAAGGGATTACTGTCCCGGATAAGTTCTGGGCATTAGCTAGTGTCTGCATCCTCTGGTGGTTCGGCGATAGGACGGTCCAGCACATCAAGGAAAAGAAGGAGCAAGACTAATGGGCTTCCTGAAAGGCATTAAGCCTTCTACCTTCCTGGATACTCACCAGGAGTGGCACGCTCTAATTGAGGGGTATAGTGATGGCTTTTGCATACGGAAGGCTAGGTATGAGCCTTGGGATGAAGGAAATGACGATGAGAACTTATTGAAGTCTCTGAGGAAGGAACGTCACTACTACAACATAGGGCGAGTCCCTGGATTTGCATCTTTCATTGTCTTAATAACTGGCATGATAGTCTGGATAATAGGAGCGGTAATATGAAGGAGCCTAAAAGACGAACCTAGAATATATCGAAGCAATTACGAATTCAAGTGTTCTAAATGTGGACAACCGATTAAGGCTCAGTCTCCGTATTACATAGAGCAGAAGCCTATTGTCGTGGCCGGCGACAGAATCTTGGACATTCGGCGTGTTCATGCTGAGTGTCCTGAGGTAAAAAATGGAATGGAACGATAACTTTACATGGACTGAGGACGGGACAACTTTAGAGGAACAAGATGGAAAAACAGAAGGCTAAATATCCCCCTGGCAAGCATCCGAAGACACTGGCTAACCTTGCAAAAGGTAGAGCGGAAGGGAAGGGATTTAAGCCAGGGCAATCGGGAAACCCAAAGGGGAGACCACCTGGCATAAGGTATGTCAGTGAGGCTCTGAGGGATTTACTGGCAAGTGATGAAGCACTCGTTGATAAGCTGGCTAGGAATCTAGCAAATCGAGCAAAAAAGAAGTCATACGACCTCAACTTAGTATTTGAGCGAACAGAAGGCAAGGTTACTCAGCCTATCGGTGGCGGAGGCGAAATAACGCTAAGGGTGATCTATGACGACAGCGATAGAATACCAAGTACATCTGCGGAATCCTGAAACACATCTACCACAAAAGCGGATGGTAGAATCCGAAGCCAAACGGCTAATAGTAAAAGCAGGCCGTCGTGGTGGCAAGACTGTAGGTTTCTCAATTAGGGCTGTTCGGAGATTCCTAGCTGGCCGGCGGCAGTTATATGCTGCACCGACCAATGAGCAAACTGATACTTTTTGGTATGAGATTACACGCGCGCTGGCCGAACCTGTAGAGGCTGGTGTTTTCAAGAAAAACGAATCAGAGCGGTTTATTGAGCTTGCAGGCACGAAGCAGAGAATCAAGGCTAAAACGGCGTGGAACGCTAATACCCTGCGTGGTGACTATGCGGACGACCTTTACCTCGATGAGTTTCAGTTAATGGCCGAGGATACCTGGGATGAAGTGGGCGCCCCGATGCTTCTTGATAACAATGGGGATGCCGTGATTATCTTTACGCCACCTTCACTAAAAGCCACAGGTATTTCCAGGGCTAGGGACCCCCGCCATGCCTCAAAGCTGTTTAAGAAGGCACAGGAAGATAAAACGGGGATATGGGAGACAATTCATTTTACGAGTCTTGAAAACCCCTTTATCAGTAGAGAAGGGCTGGCAATTATTACCACTGATATGTCTCTCGATTCATACCGCCGTGAGATTATGGCCCAGGATGATGAGATAGAGGCATCTTGGTTAGTTCACAGTAAATTCAATGAGCCACTTTGCAAAATTAACCGCTTCACCATTCCGGATAATTGGGACGTTTACTCTGGCCATGACTTCGGCTCCGCAAATCCCGCTGCTCTATTTCTAGCTCGCGTGAAATTGCCACTTCCCCCGGGCACACCTGCATATATGAGACAGAATGACATGGTTATCTTCCGGGAGTATGGCCCTGGTGCTGGTTTCTCGATGGGTCAACATATTGAGCGTTTCAAGGAATTGGCTAAGGGATATACGGTCAAATGTAGCAGGGGGGGCAATATTACTTCTGAAGGCGAGATAAGGCAAGGGTATACTCAGGCTGGTTGGTCAATACTTCCCCCAACGCTTGAAAGGAAGAACAGCCAGATTGACAGGGTAATTGCTATAGAGGAAAGCAATAAGCTCTATATCTTCAATGATTTATGGCAAACGCTCAGTCAAATTTCGAACTGTATGTGGAAACTGGATGCCGATAATAAAGCCACGAATGAAATAGATAATGAGAAGGCATACCATCTGCTAGCAGCTCTGAGGTATGTTTGCAGCGATAGCGACTTCACCCCGGAGACGATACCGCAGAAAGAGAAAACGCCAAGTTGGAAATACTAGGAGGGCAATATGAGCATCATTGAGTACATAGGCAGTATTGGGGGTGTGGCGGGAGTTCTCGCAGTCATTATGTTTCTGGCATATAGGCATCTTGTTAATCAGATGCGCCAGGACAGAATGTTCATGGAAGATAGACTCACTGGGTTTATCACGAACTATAACGATGCCGTGAAGGAGAATACGAAGGTATTATCGGAGCTATTTACTTGGCTCAAAGCCAAGAACGGGCACAACTAAGGAGCAACGATGAGTGACGAAAGCAGAGCAGAATATAAGCTAGTCCAGGCTAAATTAAAGGAGATGAAGCCTCTCTATGACCGCATGGATGGGGACGAGAAACTGTACCTGCTTGAACCCTTCAGGATGAAACAACTGGGCTCTAGCGTAGATGAAAAAGATGTGTCTAATGTTACCCTGAATGACCCCCTGCTATACGCTAAGAAGGCTATTGCTATTACCGGAAGCTATCAGAAGCAAACAGTCATTGAGGGCAAGGAACTGACAGATAAGCAGACGACCAAGATTGAGAAGTTTCTGGAAGATATTTTCTACATGGTGGACGAGTGGCTTCCGAAGAGGGGGATTCCCAGCTTGGACGGTTTTATCAACGAGCAAGCGTGTAACCGGGGGAGAATAGGAGCTCGTTCATGTTTGAAGCTAGACGGGGAGGGTAGCATAATTCCCGATGTTGTGCCGGTAGATACGAGATGGTTTCCCCTTGACGCTGCCAGTGACGGCATGATATGGGGTGCGCCGATTTGTAGCCGTTCAAAGGCACAGATTGAGCGGGAATATCCCGACATTGGAATCAAACTGAAGGACAGCGGGAACCAGGTCATTGACTTCTGGAACGCTACTAATGAGCTGGTGTTCGTTGAAAAGACTATAGGCAAAGATGAAATAAACTCTTACGGATACCCGCCGTTTGTCATTGCCAAGTGTCCGATTGGGTGCATGCTTAATACAGAAAATGCCCTAGAGCATGACGGGGAGAGTATCTTCTGGCCTAATCGTGGTTTGTGGAAAGAGAAAAATGAGATTGTCACTATTCTAAAAACACTGAGCAGAAAGGCATTGAAGGGTGGGTTGGAGATTCAAAGAGGTCCAAATAGTCCTGATCGTGGCAAGAAGGCAGATGCTTCGCCTTATGAGGAGGATGTGGTAATAGAAACAGAGATAGGTGGGGGGTTCAGACAAATACCAGTCAACGATATTAAGAGTGCTACCAGGCTGCTCTACCAGATAATAGAGACCTGTTTACAAAGGGGCGAGCTGACACCCTTAGATTATGGGACTCTGGCCTTCCCTCTGTCCTCAGTGGCCATACTAAACCTTATCGCTGCACGCAATGACATCTTCGCTCCTATACTGTCCATGATCGCCTCATTCTACCAGGCTCTTTCGAGGATGATTATTGACCAGTGTGTGCAGCTCAACCAGACGATAAAGCTAGGACGGCCAGGTGGATACAACACATACAGCCCAGGTGATTTTGCCGGTGAGTTTTCCATTAACTATCAATTCCATCTGTTATCGAAGGAACAAACGGCGGCCGACGCTACATTGGCTAAGGCTTTGCGCGGGGTAGTATCCGATGACTATATTCTGCGAGAAGTCCTCAAGGTGCAGAACCCAGAGGGCATGAAGTTTGAGCTTCAAGTGCAACAAGCAGAAGAAATGGATGAAGTTTTATCCCTCTTCAATAAGGGACTTAGCTTTTTGCGTCAAGCAGAAGACATGAGTGGTATTGAGCAGGAGATAATGGAACTTGAAGCTAAGACCTTGATGCAACGAATTAAGACTATCTTGAGACAAAGGCAAACGCTAGGACAGTTAAGCCCGATAGAAGGCAAGAGGGAAGAGCCAAAGCAAGAAGACCTGCTGCCTCTTTTAGAGAAAGGGGGGACTGGTGCAAAGGGAACAGCGAGGCCAGAAGCCGAGGAGACTGAGACATGACAGATAGATACGACATTAAGAAATATCTGGAAGAATATAGGCAGGCACTTGAGCCACAGCCAGAGAAACCTAAACAGCCAACCAGACCGAACTTTTTAGAGATGCTACGAACTGGTGGAAAGCTAGGGCAACTTAACACTGAGAAACAGGAATGAATGGAAGAGTATCTAAGAAGATAAGAAAATATAGCAAATTGAACTTTCTTGAATATGTTAATGCAGTGAAGCAGTGGCCACTCTCAGCAAGGTGGAGGCTTTGCTGGCATATCTTATTTCGTAAAGGTGTTGGTTAATGAACGGATTTACGCTAAACGAAGGGGAATTACTAAAGAAATACGGGCAATCTAAGCAACTGGAGATAGAGCGTCTTTTGTCTCAATACGGGACTTCCCTTGAAGATATGAGGGAAATGTATCCCCAGCTTACGGAAGCTATCTCAAAGAAACAATTAACAACTACATTTCCGACACAGCCGTTGTTCTTTACTTCGTATGAAGCTGCTCAAATGGGGTTAGGACTCCAAGAGGGATGGATGCTGAAGATGACTCCGGCAGAGGGCAATGGTGGATATACTTCGAGTCTTATTACCCCTGAGAAGTGGGAAATTACCGAGAGCGACCTTTATATCTCACCAGAAGGAACGCAATATACGGTGGCGGATATGCAAGCACTTCTCTCAATGCCAACAGGAATCGCAGAACTGCTACCCTTCAAACTAGGACCTCTAACCATTGAAGACTTAACAGAAGAGGGGCAGCGCCTATACGAAGAGTATCAACAAGCTGGTGGCGCTTTAGATGTTAAAGGCTGGTTGGATTTAAGAGAAAGGCAGCAGTTAGAAACAGAACAGGTCTTTGGCAAGGTTTTCCCTCAGCAGGATATAGATGAGGTCTTGGATTATATGGCAGCCAATCCTGAAGGATTCCTTGCTGATATACGGGAAATCGGGCCAACTGAGGAGATGGTGACATTCCTCAAAACACTGGAATTTGAAGATGAGGAGGGGAATACTCGGCATCTTAGTGATGACGAAATACAGGAATTGTTTGGCACAACCGCCGTGCCAGAGTATATTCCTGAAAGCTGGGTTAAGGATGTTTACTGGGACCCTTGGTGGGTTGGCTATGTCAATTTTATTGCTGGGCAAAGAGTAAACTTTGCTTCTATTTTGCCCAGCGTGATTACATCTTTTTTTGAGAAAACCTTTTGGAAGCTATATCCAGAAGATGTAATAGAAAACCTCACTAGCAACCTTCAATCAGGTGCAGAAGAGAGATTCCTGCGACTAACGGAAGAGAGCAATGCTTGGCTTCAGCAATGCCCTGAATTTGTCCCGAATCCTAAATACTCAGAAAATCCATTTGAGCAGACAGAGTTATTCAAAGACCCAGGATACTACATTTATTCGTTCAGCAGTAGCCTTGTCTATTCGATGAGTGTTATGGGAACACTTATAGGAGTATCGGCTGCTGCTAGTCCTGCTGCTGGGATACCAGCTGCCATGATGGTAGCAGCAGGCCCAGAAGCTCATCAAATGACTGAGGAATTAGTCAATCTAGGTGTGCCATTTGAAGATGCTGCAATATGGGGAGAGATTTACGGGTTAGTATCTGGTGGAATTGAAACAGCATCAGATTTACCTTTCGTCGGTACTATATTCAAACCAATCGGGCAGGCATTGAAGCCGATGTGGAATACAATCTTTAAGGGGGTTGCAAGCCGATTTGCCAAAGGTATTCTTACGGGACTCATTATCACTCAAGGCGAGGGTATTGAAGAGATATTCACTCAGGTATCCCATAATGCCATTCTCAAGCATTACGATGAAACGCAATCTATCCTAGAGGGCGTAAGCCATGCTTATATTCAGGCAGTGATAGCGTCTCTACCGTTTGGGCTTATAGGTGGTTACAGTTCATATACTACATTCCATGATGAGTTATCGCCTGAGACACGAGATGAATATGATGGCTTGGTAGATGATGCAATGGAGGCTGGGGCTAGTAAACAACAGGCTCAAATATATGCTGCCAACGAGATTGCCAAAACCCCTGAAGGGGAAGCTGAATTATCTAAGGCTATCGAGGCAGCACAAGAGGAATATTGGGAGGAGCACCCTGAATTAACTCGTCCAAGTTTAGAAGCTTTGCCGATGACTGAGGGCATTGATGTTCTGCAAGATATTCAGGTTAGAGAGCAGATTACCGAAAGGCGTATGCCTACTCTTCCTGAAATCACCACTGGCCAGCCATACACAGCGACAGTTTATCGAGGCTATAAGGTTGAAGGGCAACCTCTAGATGAGGGCTTGTATGGCAAGGGAACTTACTACACTACGAACAGAGAATATGCCGAGACTTATGACGGCAAAGAGGTTATGACTGTCAATCTAAAGAATCCCTTTGTCATAAACAGCCATGCTGAGGCTGAGGCTTTTTGGAATGAGACTACAAGGCCAGCTAGAGAGCAGGCTCTTAATGAAGGCAAGACAGTAGAAGAAGCTGACGAATTGGCTGCGAGAGCAGCTAGGGAATGGCTTGAAAGTCGAGGCTATGATGGGCTTATAGCCAGAAACATCATAGCCCCAGGGGATGAGATTGTGGTGTTCGAGCCTGAGAAGTCCGTAGGGGCGAAAGTGCCAGTAGAAGAAGCAATTCCCACAACCGAAGCTGGTATGCCAGAGGCAGGGCTTCAGCCTTCTATGCTAGAGGAAGTCCCGGCTAAGGAAGTGAGACCTGAAGCAAGGGGGAAACTTGTCCAATCCCGCCTAGACGATTATCTAAGGCTTAGAGAGTATAACGCTAAGGCTGTTACAGACAGAATCGCCGAGATTAAGAAGGCTCTTGAAACTAAGGGCAGATTACCAAAGGAACTAGGACTCAAGGGGAATTTACGCATAGAGCTTGCCAGGCTTGAGGCATTACAGGAAGTTGATGCCGTAGAAAGCGTTGAGGAGCTTGACCATCTCATAAAGCAAGTGGCAGAGGAGATTGGGCTTCGGGAGATGCCCTATGCAGGCTATGGTGGCAAGGCACACATTGACTTGCTCAGAAGTCCCACTCATCGCTTATTCAAGGGATATAGTCTCAGGCAGCTAGAAGAGATGCTAAAGGTTTACCAGCAAGCTAGAGATTCACTAGGGAAAATCGCTGAACCAGCACCGAAACTTCCTGAACCGCCTGAGCCTAGCACTGAAGACATTGAACTGGTTAAGACTGACCCGACACCAGAATCGGATGCAAAGATTGTTGCGAAGTTTATTGAGGCTATCAAGGATGCCAAGCCAGCAAGGGAGGCTACCGAAGCATTAAAGCATGAGGAATTATCAAAGCGTTCTGCTATATATGCCAGTATACTTCAGGGTGGCGAAGGCTGGAAGGCATTTGACGAAGCCAAAAGTGCATTGAGGGGGCCGCTACCTACCGCTGATTACGATATTGACCTCAGGAAGTTTGAAGTTACCGATGCTGATATAGAGCGAATGTTTGACAGGATTCGCACTGACGAAAATCTGCGACCCTTTGAAAAACTTAATACCGCCGAAGCCTTGACTAATTTAATCATGGGGCAAATACCAACTGAGGGTGAATTAGTATTACTCGAAAGGGAATTTGGCTCAGAGTTTGTCAAGGCTATTATGGATAAGATGCCCACCAGCCAGAAAGTTACTAGGATTGCTCTGGACATAGCGAATATACCTCGTACTCTAAAGACTATAGCAGATTTATCAGCCACATTAAGGCAAGGGGCTACCCTGGCCGTTGGTCAACCTATTCAATTTGCCGAGGCATTTAAGAAGGAACTCAAGGTAATCTTCAGTGAAAAGAACTTTAAGCTGATAAATGAAATCGTACATAACAACGTGTATGCGGACAAAGCGGAGCGTTACGGGCTTTATATTGCACCTATAGAAGAAGCAGTTAAGATAGAAGCCCGGGAAGAAGCATTTAGAGGGCGACTAATTGAGAGAGTGCCAATTATCGGTTCGGTAGTACGAGCATCTGAAAGAGCATACATAACCTTTTTGAATGTATTGAGGATGGAGACATGGGCTTATTATTGCCGACAATGGGAGGGACAAAACAAAACAGTTAAAGACTATACCGACTTGGCATCCTTCATCAATCATGCTACTGGGCGTGGTGATTTAGGTGCATTAAGCAGGGCAGGGGCATACCTTTCAGCGGTCTTTTTCTCACCGCGTTATGTAACTTCTAGGCTTCAGCTTCCACTTGATTTAGTCAAGACAACTCCCACTGTGCGAAAGATAGTTGCTCGAAATCTTGTATCGTGGGTAGGTGCTAACTTACTGGTGATAATGCTACTGGAATTGGCTGGGGCTGATGTTGAAAAGGACCCACGTTCTAGCGATTTTGGGAAAGTTAGATTTGGTAATACCAGGATAGACTTCTGGGCAGGCTTCCAGCCGTATGTAAGGAATGTCGCTCAGATAATTGCCGAAGAACGTAAGTCAACCAGGACTGGGGAAGTGTATAAATTTGACCCCATAGATATAGGGGTTAATTTTGTTAGGTCAAAACTTGCACCTATTCCTGGTTTATTGTGGAGCCTGAAATCAGGCAAGACGTTCATAGGCGAAGAGCTAAGTGCCGAAAATGCTGAGAGTATAATTTATCAAGAGCTAACACCTTTGGCTGTTCAAGACTGGATAGATGCAGTCAGGTGGTCAAATGCAGGAGCAAGCACAATATATGGACTACTTGCAATGCTGGGTGTTGGTGTTCAAACATGGACTAATAATTGGGACACGGCTGCACAGCAGTTAGGATTGCCAGTGAGGTCAGAGACATTGCCCTATACTGTGGAAAACGAAATCTACGACATGAAGGATTACTACTCAGAAGTTGGGCAGATGATTGGTGGTGCTACTTATGAAATGTTGGTTGAAATAGGCAATATACCTGAATTGGTTTTGACAGTCGCTAAAGCAAAGGATATTAAGAGGGAGATTGACCAACTGCCGAATAAAAGGTTGGTCAATATAAATGCCGATGAAAACGAAGGCGATACCTTTGAACAATATCGTGCTCAGTGGCTTGCTAGGCAAGCTATTACAAACGAGGGTGAATTAGCACAATTCGATGAAGAATATCCAAATGCACACTACGGCAATATGTCACAAAACCAATATTCATTGCTAGTTGAGTATCACTCATTATCGCCAAATGCTCAGGCTGAGTTTTTAGGCAAGCATCCAGAACTTTATGCTAACCCTAGAGATGAATGGTTAAGAACTCATCCTGAAGAGAACGCTATATTAGCATTGCTAGGGCAATCTGATGTATTCAGTCTTGATGCTTTATCTAGGGTTAGCTCGTTGGCTAGTTCTCTCAATGTGCCACATAGTGCTTTGGTTATGGAAGAGCTAGACGATGTTGCGCAACTTCGCTTAAAGAACGATAAATTATTTGACCTGCTCGATGCTTATAGCGGACTCGATGATGAGATAAAAGATGCCGAAGGCTTAACTGCTAGGGATAGGGCAATTCAGGAACTATATGAAGATAACCCCGATTTCAGGAATGACATGAGGCGGATTGAGGCTTTACAGCAAGGGACGGAAGAGAATCCGACTCCCGAAGATATTATGGAGGGGTGGGTAGATAGAGGGATAATCGTTGACGAGTTTGGGGCTAACAGCGCTGAGGCTAAACTTTGGCTCCTAGACAACAAAGAGGTTCACCAGTGGGCATTAGACCGCGCTTTACTTACCGATGATGGCTCGGACTGGAATGAGCCTGTTCTGAGGCTTCTAGTGCAGTACAGAGATGATTTTGACAAGTATGAGGCTTATGGAGACATAAGCTCTGACAGCTATATTTCAAGCGATGAGCAAAGAGCAGAAGCACGGCGCCGATTATTATTCGATGAACAAGGAATGACTAGCTTTGGCAGGGCATACTACACAAGAGAAGCCTCAAGCCAGGGTTATTCTGAAAGCAACTGGAACGCCTTTGTAGAATACTCGGCATTACCACAGTGGGGAAGCTGGCGAGAAAGATTCCTTTTAGATAACCCCAACTTCTACCATGAATACACGAACCCCGAGATTGGTAATCACCCGCTTATTGATAAATCGAAGGTGAAACCAGTTAATAGGGATAAGATTTACCAGCAGTTTTACGATGAGTTTCAGTCATGGGATGAGACAGGCGGCATGGCCACCAAAGCTATTGAGAATATGAGGGCGGGACTTGACGACATAGAAAAGGGCGGCATGACTTTTAAGGAAGCTCGATATAGCGTGCAAGCCTATGACAATGGTTTGCCCGAAGATTTGGTGGATGATTATGTTGGCTACTATGAGATAGAAAAGAAAGCGGGCGTGGACTATTCTGCTGGCTGGTATGAAGATGACTGGTTCTTAATCGAGCACATGGATTTCTACCGCAAGATGCGTGAACTTAACCTATGGACAGAGGACAGAGACTTCAGCAAAGTGCCTACTAAACAGGTTTACAAGCTATATAAGGACTACTTAGGCTTGCCAACGGGAGGTCCTAGAATAACTTTTAGAATCCAGCATCCCGAATTAGATGCATGGCTAGTTTGGGCCAAACAGTATAGTTTTGCTAGTGATGCAACTAGGGATATATACTCTAAACACCCAGAGGAGTTTCTGGCATATTGGCCTAGATAGGTGTAATTCAGGAGGGTTTATGAAAGGCATACCTAAAAGAGATGGCTCTGGCAGAGGAGTCAGGGCGAATAAAAACAGAGGTGGATGCAATAAACCGAGGGCTGTAGGGAAAGGAAGTAACCGAAGGTGAATGAAGATTTTGCTTTATTCCAAAGTGAATTTAAGAAGTGGCAGAAGCTATTTGGGCTAACTGGTTGGAAGGTTTACTTCAAATATGAGCCATTGGAGGAGCATTTCGCTGAGATCAACGCTAACCTGGGCAATATGGTAGCCACAGTAAGTCTCAATAGCAAGCTCCCTAAGAAAGATAAGGTGTTCAAGGATATTAAACAGAGTGCCAAACATGAGGCGATACATCTACTTCTATCCCGATTGGAAAAAAATGCACGGTATCGGTTTGTATCTGAGGGCGAGATATATGAGACTACCGAGGAATTAGTGATTAGGTTAGAAAACTTAATCCCATAAATTAGGGTCGTTGGGAAAGCCACCGCCTTAAAGGGTGGCACTAGCCTCAGAAAATCTTTTACATTCTGAGGCATTTTTATTAGGAGGTAAAAATGGACGAAACCAAACAAGCTAAGCAGGATTCCCTCCAGGAACTTGGAAAGGCTCCAACTGGCGAAGTTGGGACTACTCCAAAGGAAACCGCCAAGACTTACACAGAGGACGAGGTTCAAAAGGCAATCGAGAAAGCCACGCACGATGCTCTCATTAAGGCTGGTAGGGATGCCAAAAGCCTAGCCGATAAGGAAGCTAGTCTAAAAACTCAGCAACAGGAGATTGATGACACTAAATCTGAAATCTCCAAGATACAAGAGCAGATAGACGAGGCGGAACTAGAGGCAGCCAGAGGCGATCCTGACAAACTCAGGGAAATTCAGGCTAAGAAGTCCTACAAGACTTTACTGGCTGGCCTTGAGGACAAAAAGAAGGAACTCAAAAATGAACGAGAGGCATTGGAGCGAGACAAGGCTGAACACGCATCGGAGATTGAGGCTGCCCAGGAAGCCACGCTCGAAATGAAAATCTTTGAGCTGGCAGTTGAGCATGAACTTAACCCCCAAGACATCAGGGACTCTATGACCGAGCTTAAACTAACGACTGTTGACCAGGCAGTGGTCATAGCGAAGCGACTGAGTGGGAAGCCTAAAGAACCCACCAAAGAGCCTAGGAAAACTGATTCTCTGTTAACTTCTGGTGCTAAGGGATCCTTAGAAGGAAAACCAGCGAGACAAATATACGCTGATTATTTCCGAGACCTTCACAAAAAATAAAGCACAGGAGGAACTAAATGATTACCGGATATTTTGCCAGCACTACCGAAATGGTGAAGCTGGTGCAGTCCAAGTTACTACCCGGCATCGTCCAGGAGATATACGAGGTTGGGCAACTTATACCCATGCTCCCGATTACTACTATTGACTCCTACACCCTGAAGTGGAACCGTGAGGCAACGCTCCCTGGTGTCTCCGCTAAGAGCAAGGGTGAGCAATATGGCTGGAAGGAAGTCGCTACTTATGGACAGGCGGAATTGGCACTGAAGGAATTTGGCGACCAGTGGGCATTAGTCGCAGCGGCTCAGGAAACATACAAGGACCCCAACGACTACCGGGCAGCCATACAGTCCCAGATCATAAAAGGGGCTCTCAGGACTATCGAGGACAAGCTCATTTACGGTGATGCCACCACTTACCCGAAGGAGTTTGATGGCCTGGACAAGCTGTGTCCGGCTGTTAGCGGACACACATTCGCTACTGCTCAGGATTGCGACCAAGGCGGTGGCACCGTAGGTCTTAGCATCGTCAACTTGCTGGGGCTTATCCATGCCTGCAAACCACGTCCTGACTTTTTACTGATGCCTCAAGAGATAGTTGACCAACTATTCATTTACAGTATGGGCAAGGCCGGAGCTATTATAATGGCTCGCACTCCTAGTGAGTTTGGAACACTGATTCCAAGCGTCAATGGTGTCCCCATTGTCCCATCGGACTACCTGGCAGATGAGAATGACAACACCGGTGGGAAGCTGGGTTCTGGAGGACTAGTAAGCATCTACGCTATCAGAAAAGGCTCAATCGAGGATGGCGGAGTCAGCCTTGCCGTTGGTGGTAAAACCGGTGGACAAGACTTCTTTGAGGTTGACCACTTTGAGAAGCTGGAGAACTACAACGCTGAGGGTATTCGAGCATACTGCTACACAGCCTTAGCGAAGGGTAGCCCCAAGTCTATATCCCGAGTTCACAGCATTAAGAAGACTACGGCCATAGATGCAACAAGTTAAGGCTTTCAAGGGAATGTGCCTAAACAAATCCTAATCTAAACAGGAGGTAAACTCATGACTTTATATGCTAGTGGAATGCAATCTCATGTCCGCAAAGGCACCATAAAGATTTCCAAGAGTAACTTCAACGCCAATGCCCTATTAGGTGGTGTGGAGAACCCCGAAGATGAGGACATTCTAATTGATAGGGTAGTAGCCGACATTAAAACGGCAGCAGAGGCAGCGTGTAACCTTGAGGTTGGCCTGGGGGATAACGCTATTGATAACAGCCTGAATGCCACGATAATGTTTCTCGAGACTAATGCCATGAACATTGGTATTGCGACTGGACCGGCGGCAGCGATTAACGCCAACTGCAAAGTGGCAGCTCAAAACGCCAATCATAATGCCACTAACTCCTGGATTTTGATTGGTTCAAGTGTCATAGCAAACGCCGATGACCTTGTGGCCGATGTCTATGTGGACTACATAATTCCGTAACCGGAAAAAGGAGGCTGCTATGTTAGATTTCATACTTTATACTTGCTCTTATGGGCTGGTTACAGACCATACAGTAGTATCTGTTGAGAGACTACACAATACAAACTACAGGTTTGAGTGGTGGTTTCAGACAGGGGATGCTTTGATAAGCAGGAGTCGAAGCGTAGCAGCCTACCAGTTCTTGAAGAAAAACCGAGCACCTTATCTGATATTCCTAGACGGAGACATTATATTCACACCCGGAGACATCGAGAAGTTACTGGATGGTCTGAGTGGCGGACTAGATGTAGTGGGTGGGCTATACCCGGTAAGAGGAGGCACCTTCCTAGCTCAAAGAGGATGGAACGGGCATTTTCACATATCAGGTAACTTAGAGGAAGTGCAGTTCGTCTCAACGGGATTTCTAGGGATTAGCCGTAACATCTTAGAAAAGATTACTCAGGATATGCCAGTTCTCAACGAGGGGAGCTGGTCGGAGTGTTATCCCATATTTGAGGTTGGTAGGTATGAAAATATCTACATCTCAGAGGATTGGGACTTCTGTAACAAGGCCAGACAGGCGGGATCGAAGGTTTATGCACATACCGGGATTCAGCTTCAACACCTGAAGGAAAAGGTTTACACCACTCAGGAAGCGATAGAGAAAATGACTTGGAAGCCAGAGAGTCCCGATTTATGGAATGACTTAGCTGAATATCTGGGGAAGGAGCCGAAGGAACTTGTTCCTCAAGCCGTAGCAACAAAGCAACTAGGCGATAGATGGAAGGAGTGGCAAGGAACGTCTGAGGACTTCTACAAAGACCCAGAGATAGGCCAGCTTTATCTCTATGACTTAGTAGGGTTCAACTCCGCAAAGTTCTACAAAGAGCAACGCATGGCTGGCATCAAGAACGCCGAGCATCTGAATATCCTTGATGTGGGCTGTGGCATAGGGACGGCGCTAATCGAACTCTCCTGGAAGAACAAAAACCTAGTCGGTTATGACATAAGCGAGACAGCGCTGGACTTCGCCCGGTTTAGAGCCACTAAAACAGGGGCAAGGAACGTGAGCTTTACCAGCGAATTTCCTCAAGACCTGAGCAAGTTTGACCTTGTTATCGCAATAGACACGCTAGAGCATATCGAGGACTTGCGTAGCTTTCTCTTGAAGCTAGGAAGAGGAATGAAGGAAGGTGCAAGACTTTACCATTTTGATTGTTTTTGGGAACACGAAGTAAGCCCAATGCACTTTGACCACAGCAAAAATATAGATGATTGGTTAAAGGAAGCAGGCTTAGTTATTTTTGACAACCATTGGTGTGTCAAAGGAGGTAATTATGCCAACGGCAGTAGATAACTTGACCAAAGAAAGTTCTGATGATGCGGTCCTAGAGGCCGTTCAGAGTTGCATAAAGACTGAGATTGATAACGGCGAAGAGCCAGAACGGGCCTCCGCCATGTGCTACAACATGGCCCGGAAAAAGACCGGCAAGACCGCATTACTTTCCAGAAAGTAGGTGAAGCATGGCTAAAGGAACACCTAAACGAGACGGCTCTGGCAGGGGTGTCAGGGCAAACAGGGGGAGAGGGGGGTGCAAGACAACTCGCAGTACAGGGCGAGGCAGCAATAGAAGGTAGGTGAGCTATGAAGAATTTATCGGGTATCAGGGCGACTGCGAGACAATTTCTCCGCGACGAGTTTTCATCTAGCAATGATTATGAGTTCGCTGATGATGAACTGGATTTACATATTAACAAAGTCCTTGTAGAAATCTCTAACGTCAGTCCTTATGAAGTCAAGGAAACAATAGAAAGTGATGGCACAAGGGAGATAGACCTTAGCGAAATCACGGGCTTAATTGGGGACAAGGTTGTAAAGGTCGAATATCCCACAGGGAATTATCCGCCTAGCGAGTTGGAATTCAGTATTTTTGGGGATTCTCTAACACTTGAAAGCGAGCCGACTTCTGGGGAGGACATTTGTTTATATTGTCTTAAGGTTCACGAACTAACAGAATCTTCATCTACATTGAAACAAGGTGAAGAGGAAGTCTTAGTTGATGGTACTGTCGCTTTAGCTGCTCGTTCATGGCTAAACAGGATGCGGGCTCAGATAGTGCCAGCCAGTGCAAAGTGGTATCACGACTGGGCAAGTGAACACTACGCAATTTATCAGAAAGGACTCGATTCAATCACTCCAGCGAAAGGCTGGAAATACTAAAAAGGAGGAAACTATGAAAGAGATAAAGGTCAATCTACCGTCAAACCTGCGGTCAGGAGGGAAGTTCAAGGGTGTCTTTGAGGTAGAAGTCAGAGACAAGCAAGGCAACCTGCTATCAAGCAGCAGGGCTGAGAACATCGTTACTGATGAAGGCTTGAACGCATTTCTCAATATCATGCTCCACGCTGCCACGCAGATTACGACCTGGTATTGCGTAATGTTTGAGGATAACTTCACCCCTGATGGGGATGAGACATACGCAGTGCCAGGATACACTGAGTTCGCAGCCTATGATGAAGCTACCCGTCCTGAGTATGAGGAGGCTGAGTCAACCGAGGAGTCTATAACTAACTCAGCGAACAAGGCAGTCTTTACAGCCAATGCCACCAAGACACTCTACGGAGCAGCCCTAGTGGGTGGTGGGTCTGACCCCACTGTTAAGTCTAACACCGCGGGCGGTGGCACTCTGCTCTGTGCTGGTAAGTTTGCTGCATCTCAGCCTGTGGTTGATGACAACGTGGTCAATCTCACTTATACCGTAACAGCAGCCGATGCTGGATAACCATTAGAGGGTCTTGCAGTGGTAGGTGAGTCTCTTGACTCCCTACCGTGCTATATGGAGGCGAATATGGCATTTCTAAAAGTAGCGAATCGGCAGGAATAAAAAGGAGGAACTATGGCAGCAATAGGAGATGTATTTTCAGCTTGTGGGGAACAGATAGCAAATGACGCTTACCAGACTATCCAGCCAGCAGCCAGCCATGAGGCAGCAATTCATAACATCTACTTTGAGGACGACATTGAGATTGAGTGGTATGACGGCACGTATACGGTAGCCTTCGATGCCGTAACTGGTAAAGGCGTATATCCGTGTTATGGTTCTCATGTAACCAATTCAATCTATATCAGAGTCAAGAATGTTGGTGGGGAAGCCCACTCAATAGGCTTTGATGGAGTCTATACGAAGGTGGCATAAAAATGATTAAAAGTCCTTGGGTTTGGATACATGAGAAGCTAACTACAGGCGTTCATGGTGTAGGCACAGATACCATAAACGAGATTTATGACATACTCTTGAAACGCAGATGGATTCAGATATGGTATGCAAACTTCTTAAAAACAGTAACAGGCACAGGTGCTGTTAACCAAGAAGGTGCCAGCATAAAAGTTAGCACAGGAGCTACGAACGGCTCTACCGCTCTTGGATATTGTGCTGTTGCTGGTGGGGTTCCTCGTATAAATGATGAGCCTTGGTGGGCTTTTGAGATTAACCCCAGAGATATAGCTGATTGCAGGTTTACGGTAGCTTTTACTTGGAAAGCCGACCCATTAAGTGAGAGCAATCGTATAGCTGGTATTGATATTCTTGATGGTGCTCTCCGTGCCATCTCAGGAGATGGGACAACCACCAGCATATTAGACTTGGCAACTTCGTTAGTAGCAACCCGTTATCTTATACAACAGAGACTAACAGCCAGCGGGCTAGAAACTTGGGTAGATGGCGCAGCGAAAACGACCAAAACTACTAATCTTCCACCTGCCGCAGGCACTATAGTCACTTGGGCTATTCGGTCAGAAAATATGGCCGATGTGGACAAGGAAATCTGGGTCTATGCAAATACCGTCGTGATGAAATAATGGTAGGAGAAATTATGCAAAAGACAACCGATGATATGATAAAGGAATTATATCATGAAAGCTATTAAATACTTCTTAGCAGTTCTAATCTTGGTGCTGGCGTTGATATATATGCTGTAATAAACAAGTGCATAGAACGTAATGCCCAGCTCAGGCTGAATAGGAGAACCAATGCCCTATAGAATCCTGAAGGAAGATGGTGAATGAGACTTACAGAACACGGCAAAGCTAAGGTAAATGGGATTGATGAGTATGGCAGGACTATCGTTGGACGCATTACCGAGTTCGGTAGAATAGTTGGCATAGTAGCCCCCACAGCAGAATACCTCGCAGCCTCTAATATAGGTCAAACTGTAGCCCGAACCAATGGGAAGATTTCAGAAGATGGCGGAGAGTCCTGTGAGGCTAGGTTCAGGTGGAGGAAGAAGGATTATCAAACCTTTTTCCCGATAGATCCCGTTGAAGTAACACCAGGGACTATCAACGAATGGACTGATGTAGATATCAGTGGTTATGTTCCCGTTGGAGCTACTGGTGCATTATTGCACTTGGTAAACAATCGGGTTAGTAGTGATGATATAGGATTGCGTAAGAAAGGTTCAGAGGACAATAGGTATCAGGAATTAAGGCACAATGCTCATTGTTGGGCAGCCATTGGCATAGATAACAATAGAATTTTTGAAGCCTATATTGAGACTACATCTGAAGATTTCCAGATTTGGCTTGTTGGCTATACTACGGCTGGAGTTACATTTTTCACCAACGCTTATGACAAGTCTCTTTCAGATACGTTCCAGTGGAAAGATATTGATTGCCACACAGAAGCTCCTAATGCTATAGGCTTAATCTTTGAGGTTGTATCATCTGGCACTTACAGTTTTGGATTCAGGAAAAAGGGAAGTTCTGATAATAGGTATGAGGCAAATTTAGGGCATGATGCCTTTACTGTTATTATTGGTTGTGATGATTCTCAAGTTTGTCAAGGGTATATTGGAAGCACTGACCTTGATTTCTACTTGGTTGGCTACATAACGGCTGGAGCTGTTTTTAATACCAATGCTACTGACCTTAGCCTGGAAACTGTGGACAATTGGCTAGATTTGGCATCATTGCCCTCTAATGCTGTTATGGCCTTTATTGAGGTGTTTAATACTCCTCCTAGTGATAATAAATATGGTCTTAGAAAGAATGGTAGCTCAGAGGACATTTATTCAGATGGTATTTTTTACCCTTGGGCCTTTGTTGAGTGTGATAATGACAAAATTATAGAAGGCAAAATAGAGGATACAGGAATTGATTTTTTTCTTGTGGGGTATGCTTTAACATGGACAGAAACAGAGTGGCAAAACACCCTAGAAACTGATGATGAATACTATGAGGATTTAGTCGATTTAGAGCCTGGAACAGAATACGAGTTCCAGACGCAGGCTAAGAATAGTGCTGGCGAGGGCGAGTGGACTGCATCCGCATACTTTACGACCTTAATAGGTCAGCCTACTATGCGACGATGGGGAGGTTCTATCTTGCCTATAGGCGCACAAAGAATAGGAAAAGGATGGTGATATATGAGTTCAAGTGACGCTAGACCGATACCGCATAAGGGAGTAGCTTACCGGGCGACGTTCCCTATCCTAGACGCTGATGGAGATTTAGTGACCGCAGCGGCGGACCTCGACTCCGAAATCAGCAAGGATGGTGGGACATTCGCCGATTGCGATAACGAGGCCACGGAGATAGCTACGTCTAGCGGTATGTATTATCTTGACCTCACGGCGACCGAGATGAATGCCGATACCGTAGCGATTATAGTAAAGACCTCAACGAGCGGAGCTAAGACGACCCCTATAGTCTTTTATCCGGAAGAGACGGGGGATATTAGAGCGAACCCTGACGCTCAGAAAGGATAGGAGGCAAATATGATGAGATGTTGAAACAGAGAGCAACTAAAATCTAAAAAAGGAGGCAACAAAAATGGCAGCAGGAATTTATAAAAATGGAGTAGCAATCATAGTAACCTATCAGGCGGTTAATAAGGCAACGGGCAAGACCGTCACAATGGATGTGTACGACGAGGCGCACGCACTGGACGAAGCTAAGTCCGTTGCGGAGATGACCGAGATAGCCGCCACAGGAAGATACTACGCTACCTTTACGCCAGATGCCGAGGGTGAGTGGATTGTTGTAATGAGGAACACTACCGACGGCAACGGCGATGCAGTCAAGGCTTTTGCCGTAGCCGGTCACGATGTGGACTCTATTGGTGATACCTTGGCCACGGTAGACGGCAAAGTTGATACAGTTGATACTGTCGTAGACGGCATTGTGACTGATGTAGCGGCTGTAGACGGTAAAATTGATACCCTAGATGGTGTCGCAGATGGTATCGTGACTGATGTGGCAGCTGTAGACGGGAAGATTGATACTATAGATGGTGAGATTGAGACCATAGATACCGTCGTAGATGGAATCCAGACTGACCTTAGCAATGGAACTGATGGCCTGGGAGCGATAAAAGACGCTGTTGATGCTATAGCTTCGCCAGCGATGGTAGGGTAACAGAAGGATTCAGAGAGGAGTCTTTAGCTCCTCTCTGGGTCTTGAAGGATAAAAATGGCAGAGCTTTATACTACGGGTATTAATAGGATAATCTACAGAGCTGAGGCATTTGGCACTGGAAAGACGGTTACTGGATATCTATGGAGTCCGACGAATGTTAAGAGTGACCTCCAGACCTTCACTGAGATTGAACTGGGATTATATTATCTTGACTTCAACTTCACTGTTGCTGGGACTTGGACAGGCTTATTCTTCGAGAATGATGTATCTAAGGCCAGTGGAGTATTTAGGGTCAAGGAATTGGCCTTGGAAGCCACGCTAGATGCAGTCAAGGCCAAAACTGACTTGTTACCGTCTGGTATATCCAAGAACGTCGCCCTAAATAACTTTGAGTTCTTAATGGTATTGTCATCTGACCATATCACTCCAGCGACAGGCAAGACGATTACCTCGCAGGTCTCGAAGGATGGTGGGGCATTCGCCAATACCGAGAACTCAGTCAGCGAGGTCGGTTCAGGCGTCTATAAGATAAACATTACACAGGCAGAGATGAACGCTGACGTTCTTGTTTTAAAGTTTTCTGAGGCAACTTGCGATCAAAGAACCATAACCATAATTACTTCGACTTAGAGGAATGAGTAATGATTATAGATTGGCAAGTCTATCCGTGGCACGGTGCACAGAGTTTGACTCTAGGTTGCATATTTAATTGGCTAAGTAGTGGCGAGTTTGGAGGAAGGATACTCTCTATCAAGGTTATTACAGCACAATATAGAAGCATAAGCACTGTTACTGCGCAGAATCGAAATATAGATGTAGTTACCACGCAGAAAAGAAAAATCCGAACCCTTACCACGGGAGGTTAATATGGCTTTAGAAGGAATTGTTCAAGTAATAGTATTTCCCGACAAGGCTACAGTCTGGGTTCTAGCCCTTGTCTATGATGAGAATAAGGCACTTGTTGACCCAACGGCTGCCAAGGTCTCTATCATTAGTCCTGATGATGAGGTCATTGTTGACGAAGAGGCGATGACACAATATGAAAGCACAACTGGGATTTACGAGTATTTTTATCACAAGGGAGAGACTGCTGACCCGATGGCTGAAGGGCAGTGGAGAGGCGAGATTCTTGTCATAGACGGCTCAGGGGCAGATGCAATCATATCGCCCCAGAGCTTTGCGTTTTCAGTAAAATGAGGACTATTTCAGATAGCTTATTAAAGGCACAGCAGACAGGGTTTCTAAACCCACTATGTAAGGTTGTGCTCACAAAGGGGGAAAGCAGCTACACTTATGAAAAAGACAGGATACTGCCCTCTGAGCATGATGAGGAGATGTATTCTCACCGAGCCAAGATTGTCCTACATAACAGAGACCATGCACTCGATGACATAGACTTGAGGGGCTATGATGCCGTTATCTCGTATGGCTTCGCTGACGAATATTCGGCAACTGCTCCTCTCTCAGTGATAGACCAGCAGTTCGACTCCGACCCAAATAATCTGACGTGTATTCTTGAACTTGAAGGTACGCCTAATCTCATGGCGCAAGATGAAGCGAGCGAGAATTACATACCTGAATCGGATGCCGATGAAAAAGTTAAAGATTTGGTAGAGGCTATTGCAGGAGCTACATTAGCGCCGTTCACCCACTGCACGGCCTTTGAGGTAGTCTGGGATGAAGGTTATGATGACTTGGCAGACACCTACGAGCCTGCGGACGACTTCAGAATCTACACTGGCGGGAATCGCCTAGCTGCCATAAGAAAATTACTCGACTATACTTCCAATGTTGCTAGATTCGAGGCTGATGGCAAGATTCATATAATGAAGCCTGTGACGACAGGAACTACTTACGACTCCGAATATGCGCTTGGGAAAGGTTATCATAACTTCTTCAACAAGGCATATCGAAATACCCTTGTGATTCCGAACAGAGTAGTCGTTCAAAGCCGTTCCGATGATGAACCCTTTTACCAGGGCGAAGCACAGACTGACGACTATGATTCTCTACCTGCAAAGGTAAAGAAAACGAAGTTTGTTGAAGCTCGGTTGGAAAGTGATGACCAGGGTGACGACATAGCGGAGGCATTGCTATCAAAGGCTGAAATGGGCTGTTCAAGAGGGCAGGCTGAAGTTCCAATCAATGTTGCTGCCGAAGTTTTTGACTACGATAAGGTAACTGATTCAAGACAGGGAGATGCACGGACAGGAAATGTCGGTTATATCCACCGAAGATTCGGCGGAGATAAGTGGAAAATGACATTCGGTTTTGGTAACTGGTTCGATCTGCTTCATTATCAAGCGATGCTCAATGAACTGGAAACCTATACCGATATTGATAACTATTTCTCGCGGCTGCGGGTGGGAACTTTATATGCCTATCTCGATGACATAAAGGACGGGCCAGAGATTTACATAAGGCAAAGGTCAATGCAGTTGGATGCTACAGGCCTTTATTTGCAAGAGAATATAGTTTATACCATTAGACTGCCCGGAGAGGCACAGCATAAATTAACAAAATCCGATACCGCACCAAGTTCGCCAGAGGAAGGTGATTTTTGGATTGACACTAATTATATACCCAACCCCATAATGATATGGAACGGCTCCTCGTGGGATGAACTAACGGCAGAAGAAATCGCAGAGTATAACAGGGCTACGATTTTCAGGGAAGTAAAGAGCATGTCATTAACAGCCGATGGTTTAGTCCTCTTAGACCAAGTTCAAGTGGGGACTTATGGGCTGGTTCTTGCCACTGCTATTTCAGCAGGTAATATCCTCCTCTCCAAGACAGAGAAAGATGGATTGTGGTATGACGAGACTGGAGTAGCCATAAATGCGACTACAGGAATCGGGTTATACGGCGGAGCTGGGATTAACGCCTTCAGAACCTATCCCACAAAACAGGATTACCTAGATGGCACTAATGTTCTGTGCTACATAGGCACGGATGGAAGGTTATCCATCAATGGCCCTGGAAGTCTGCGGTTTTACCATGATTCCTTCTACGCTGGCTGTCTCGGTGTTAGTAATACCTCTCCTTATGAGTTCAATATCTTGGCTATGGGTGGAAATCCTCTTTATATAGGAACGGAGGGAGACCCAGATGGTGGGGATATTTACCTTAACCCTGGCAGCAACTATGTTTTACCTTATGCTGATAATGACATAAGGCTGGGTAGTCCATCAAAGCAATTCTATGGTGGCTACTTTGCCTCACGGCTTGTAATTCCACATGGGTTAAATAAGTATGATTAGCAATGGCAACAGCTGATATTTATTGTAGTGTAGGAGGTTCAGGCTATTATGCATCATATATACAGCCAACCTATGATGACGCATATTTTAAGGAAACAGGAGTGTGGGTTCAGCAACCCCCTAACCGACCAATTCTTGCTGGACAGGGGTATCGTTATAACACTGATTGGCCACCTCCTCCAGACCATGAGTATAGCATTAATCGTGGTCTTTTCTCTTTGGATGAAGCGTTACCCTCATCTCCTATATACATAACAGAAGCTTACCTATTCTGTCCAGTGGCCCAAATTAGGTCTGATATCAAAACAAGGGCTGCTATCCTCATTGATGGAAATGATATAGATGCTGGTGAAGAGGAGGGATATGGACAACTTCGCTCAAGAAATGGGCCATTAGCTTGGTATCCTATAGAAGTTACATCTGGGTATGAGTATCCCACCGATGTTGAAGTCCCCTTCACAAATGCTGGTAAGCAATTTCTACAGTCCCATGCAGGAGAAGTCGTTGCCTTTGGCTTACGCATGGATGGTGACATTATAGCTGTTGCACCTGGTATACCAGCAGAGCAAGATGAGTATTATTCCTTTATGTTTCATGCTGTTGGTGATGACAAGGCATATTTACACATAGTATACTCAGCAGAAGCTCCACCTCTACTAAGTGTTGCATATATTTGGGTAGAGGGAACTAAGTTTGCTTACCTTGACGAGTTCAGGCACAAACGAACAAAGGAAGGAACTCTTACTGGGCTAACAGGAGAATGTGGTGATATTACAATAGATTCTATCTACCTATATTATCCTGATGAATCAGGGAATGTAAGACGCATAGAGGGAACACTAACAGGTCTTACTGGTAAGACTCCTTACCAAAAGGCAATAAGTTTGACAAGGTGCTGCTACATAGATTCATCTGGTTGCGAAAGATGCTTTCAAGGCGATTTAGCATAGGAGGTACATGGACATCTCAAAGGAACTGACAGAGGCCAAGCGCAAGCGACAAGAGATAGTAAATCAAATTAACGAGTCAGATAGGCAGAAGCAGCAGTTAATACAAGAGGCTCTTCGGCTGGATGGCGAAGTCAGGACATTGGAAAGGCTATCAAAAGACGGCGACAAGCCTCAAGGGAAATAGCCATGCCGGATAACCCCGGGCTGGTTGATAAATACATTGGCCAGCTCCGTCAAATCATGCTCGACATGAGGCATGACGGGATTCCGCACAGGACTATCCATCATGTTTTCAGCGAGCTAACAAAAGACCTGGAAACAATGGCTCGTGCTGCGGAAGGCTTAGAAGGTTCTCCAGAAATCCCCTAATTGGTGCTGAAACCCCTATAATTATGTATGATTGTAAAGACGAAATTCTTTTTGCGTGTTTTGCCACAGGGCGGGCGAAATCATAAACAACTTCATAAGTAATAAAGTTTTACCCATCGAGGAAACTCGGTGGGCCTTTTTTATTTATAGGTTGACAAAATGGGCAAGGAATTCCATACTTTATAAAGAGTGGAAACGATACACAAAATTAGGAAATTAGAACATATAAAACTGGCAGCCGTTTTTGTTGCTCTGAATATGGTGGATGCTGCTCTCACTTGGACATTAGCAGGGAAAGGTGGATATGAGCTAAACCCAATAACAAGAATCGTGTTGGCACAGCAATCAGCATTGGCATATTGGGGATTCAAAGTCGGGAGGACATTACTCTGCACGGCAGCACTTCTTTTTTTGGCAAGCGTTTATCCCCGGCAGATGGGAAAGGTTTTTATTGCCTTAATAATTGTAGCTCTAGGAGTTTGCCTGTTTAACTTGCTGGGTTTATTGGGTGTAGTGTAGAAGGTAATCAAGTAAACTCACTTTCTTATAATGAATTTCTTTTATAGTAGGTATAGCTTCATAGGTCCAATTACCGAGGGACTCAGTTGGACATTCAGCAGTTCTCTGCTCGCTGGCATTCAGGCTTAACTTTATCACTAGGGGATACAAGTCAGAAGCAGGAGTAATTCCAGAAAAAGTAACAGTGAAGTTACCAGCAATAGTGTCCATATTTGTTACATCAACACAAGCTATCTGAACCGCCACTTCGACTAATTCCCGATTACACCCACACGAACCCACTGGTCGGTACACCTCAATAGTGTCTATTCGGGTATAATTACTTGCCTCAAAATTTAGAGGCATAGGATTCGTATAAGCCACTTCCTTCAAGGGAACAAGGCAGACGATAAGTGCTATAACCGCCACAACACCGATGATTATCCCGGTCTTCTTCATTTCAACCTCCCACTATTATTCTAATTCCTTTCCCCGAAATGTCAACTCCCTATGTAAATTTTTCCTTTTGGGATTTTCCCACCAAAGCTGTACGAGTGAGGTTTATGGCTAGCTCATAGCTAATTTAGGGGGTTGACAAAGGCGTAAAGGTGTTTTACAATAAGGCTAACATGGTAACAAAGCGAATACAGCGGCGAGATGAGAATATCAGGCGTTACCGGCGAGAACACAAAACTCCATACCGCAAGATGGCTAAAATATTCAAATTAAGCCATACCCAAATTATGAATATAGTTAAGGCAGAGAACCACGAAGAGCAAAAAGAGAAGGTATCGGTGGAGCAAAAATGACAGTTACGCTAATTGAGGAAAACAGGGCGAGTAAACCTGTAAGCCGAGTTATAGGTACAGTTGATTATTTATTTCCTAATGCTAGAATAGCATCACCTGATACTGTTAACCACACGACAGGAAATGTAGGGGATGAGTACTTGCAGAAGGAAATCTCAAAGATTCTCCTTCTCAAATCGTACGAAAGGGAGCTTCTACTCAAAGACCTTTCTCCTGTTAGTGTTGCCAAATACAAGCAACAGGTTAAATCTTTCTGCGGGTGGCTCGGTCAACGAGAACCATCTGCAGAACTAGCAAAATTATTCTTAGCCGAATTAAAGATATCCGGTTATAGCAATGCAGGCATCCGCTCATATTATGCTGCGATTAAGCCTTTCCTGAAATGGCTTAATATTGAGTTCAAGCTAAAGCTAAAGAAAGAAAAAAGACTTCCACGCTATCACGCTAAAAGCGAGCTTGATCGTTTAATTCAGGCAATTGCTAATCGCAAGGATACCTGGGCTAAGAATAGCGAGCGGGATATTCTCATAGTCAAAGTCTTTGCCTACACTGGCATAAGGCGTTCTGAATTGTTATCTCTTAAAAGTCAGGATATTGCCAAGGGATTTCTGTTTGTTCAACAGGGCAAGGGGCAGAAGGATAGAGTAATCCCGCTAATCAAAAGCCTTCAAAATGATATAGCTGATTATGTTAGCAAGCACAATCTAGTGCCGGCTGATAGGTTATTCCCGATTGGTAAGAACCGACTTGACAGGATGATTAGGGAATCCGCCGCTAAAGCAGGGCTAGCTAACATTACTCCACACCAACTCAGGCATTGTTTTGCCACTTGGTTGATGGAAAGAGGGGCAGAATTGCGAAAAGTCCAGGAATTGCTGGGCCACGAGGATATATCAACAACGGCAATTTATCTTGATGTGATACCAAGACACCTTAAAGAAACAGTCGAACTTTTGGAGGAGGAATAGATGTCTTTATTAAGCAATGAGGAAAAGGAAACCTTAATCAGTTTCGATGAAACTCCAGCCGAGGCAGTGATATTCACATATAACAAGCGCTGGCAAAAGCATCTTGAACAGAAGCTCGGGCTGAAACCTATCTTAAACAATGGCTATGGAGGTAAGGAATATCACATGGCCAAAAGGCGAATCCCTTTGCCGCGAGCCCCTAGAAAATTATCGCCTGAGCAAAGGGAAAAGATGGGCGAAAGGTTACAGAAGGCACGGCATCAGAAATCGCCTAATTTGTCGGGAAAGCATTGATAATCAATGGTATTAAGGGGATTAAAAAGGTTTTGTGTGGGATTACTAGAGAGGATTAAAGAAAGGTTGGGGAAATGAACAAACATCAACAAGGGGAAGCCTTTAAATTAGCTGCCACATGCTTTAAGGCAATGGCTGCCGAATATAAGCCCCCGATTTGTAAGGCATATGCAGGAATGGTTTGTATTCATCCTCGTTATCTGCCTACCTGTAAAGGATGTGTTATCGCAAAAAAGAAAGAAGAGGAAGGAAATGGCAACTGAGAATTGGTGGGTGAAGGAAGCACAGAGCCGTATTGCGATAATGCGGAATATAAAACTGGCG